ACCTCGATCAGCGGCAAAGCGGCGTCCCAAGTGGCCGCGGTATTGCGCGCATGACGAATGGCGATACTGCCGCCAAGCTTCACGTCCAGCTCTGGAACGGGGTCCCACGCCAGCGTTGCTACGCTGTTGATGACGTCCAGCCTCAGGCCGACTAGCGCCGTCGGTGGCGCCAGCAACGCCTGAGCGGTATAGGTCTGGATCGATGCCTCGCCGGAGAGTCCGAGCACGGACTTTGGCGTAACACGAACGGACCACAGGCCCGAGGATGCAGAATCGAAGTCGATGCTGGGCGTCGACACTTCACCGACATACTCCCAGTTCCCTCCCGGCTTCATTACCTCGATCTGATAGCGCATCGCCCGCGCCGACTGGGTCCAGCTGACCGACAGTCGCGCGGCGGCAAGTCCAGTACCGGTGTCGTACAGCGACTCAAGGAACGTCAGCTGCCCCACTGCATCTGGCTTAGCCAGGTTGACGATGCTGGTCGGGTTGTCGACATCCGGTGTGCCGTACTCGACCTGGTTGAACTTGTCCGGGTCATACGCCACGGCGCTGATCGCGTACGTGCCGTCGTCGCCTTCGCTGATACCAATGACGCGAAACTTCTGCGTCTCCAGTGCAGCTGTTGAGAACACCCATGGCGCCGTAGCCAGCGGTGCTGTCGCAAGCGGTGGGGAAATCGTGATCGATGTCGCGCCGGCTCCGACAGTAACGGCGGCACTCGCATAGCTGCCATCAGCCATAACCACACCGACCACGCCCGTACCAGCAAGGCCGATCGGAGCATCCAGCAGCAAGGTAGATGCTGTACTACCAGCCAGAAGCCGCCCGCCATTGCGCGCACCGGCCCGATTGGCATCAGCGACCTGGATGATGTCGCCCGGCAGAGGCAGCGCGCCGTCTGCACCGACGGCGAAGGTCACGGCCTCCGATTCGGCATACAACAGCCAGCGTCCCAGGCGTCGCGCCTGGCCGCGAGACGTGCAGCCGACGGCCACAACGTCGCTCTGCTGGATTCGCCCCCACTTAGCAATAAGGTCCGGACGCTCAACGATCTCGACCGATTGTTTGTATTGCTGAAGCGAATCGTTCCAGGTGACGGCCGCAACGTTAAAGCGCTGATCCGATGCCACGGACTGATAGCTAAAATCGCCGCCAACCACGTTGGAGTTGTTGAACAGGTATCGACTGGAGCGCGGCGCGTCCTGCACAGCGGTCAGCGTCCCGCCCGCCCAGAAGCAAATAGCGCGGAACACGGAAACCATATCGTTTACCAGCTTCCAGGCGTCTTGCTGAGTCGTCAGCGCGAGGTTGCAGGTAAAGCGCGGTTCATACCCACCGTAACCGTTTGGAACCATCGCATCGCAATACTGGGCGATGTTGTATAGCGACCACTTATCGACCAGCCCCGTGTCGAGCAATCCCCCCAGCCCATAGCGGGTATTGGTCAGCATGTCGTACCAGACCCAAGCTGGATTGTCGGACCATGCACGCTTGAATGCACCATTCCAGGAGCCGCTGTACGTGCGCGTCGCGGGGTTGTAGTTGCTTGGAACCAGAATCTTGAGGCCGCGCACCATGAAGGCCATCAATGCTGACGCCGCACAGCGCAGTATTCGGATAACGCAGCTTCTCGTCCCACAGAAGCGTAAACGAGTCGAAAAAAGTGCGGTTCTGGACCGTAGAGCTTGTCGAATCGCCCCCCATTCGGGTTGCCCGGATATAGCGCGGTAGGCCGCCAGATACCGGCAAACGCAGATAGTACGAAAACTGCGTGCGGCTCATGGTTTTGCCATTGATCAGAATGTCTTCGCACATCTGATACCAAGCGCCGCTGCCCAGCTTGGCCTCAACGCGAAAAATCGCAGAAGAGCCGCCTGTGTCGCCGTTCTGTGTGTTCTGTGAGAACAGCTGCGGAACGCTGACAGTCACGCGGACCGCATCAGCATCTGTGTCAGTGATGGCGCGCTCGATGGGAATCCACCCTTTAAGCTCGACCCCAACGGACTGCTCGGCCTCAAGTCCGGTGATCGGCATATAGCCCTGCCACTGGGTGCCGGTGCGCGTATCGATGCTGACGCTGGAAAAGTTGTAGCTGCCGTCAGAGTTCTGCAGCGGTACATCGTCGAAGAAAATCCCTTGATCACCACCGACAATGCCTTCTATCTCCCCCTCGCAAATTACATGCAGCACCCGCACATGCTGACGCGAACGCAGGCTTTCCGGAGCCTCTACGGCAGCGCGCACGGAGGTACTGGTACTACTGCTTTCGCCGCTCTTTCTACCGACAAGTACTTCGCTCATACCGGTAGAGCCTCTGTCCAGGTGCCGACGGTAATAACGCTGGAGCCGACCAGCATCTGGCCGTAAACCACAGGCACGGGAAGGCCTTGTTGCGTCGAGTTGAACGCGCCATTGAATAGGTAGCTGGGCTTGTTTTCGGTGCTGGCTTGCTCTTGCTGGCTTGCCGCTTTTGGCACCGGCGACAGCATCTGCGCCACACCGCCGACGACCATGGCTAGGCCGGCATAGAATGCAGCAGGGCCAAGCCAGATCGCGGACACCATAAGAGCAACGCCTACGATGGTCTGAAATAGGCCGGCCTTACTGCCGGAAATGGCCGGAACGATGCGAATCTCGGTTGTTCCGCTCAGCCCGAATTCGTCCTCTCCGACGTTTTCGCGGTTGCGGAAAATGGCGTAACGCAGGCCGCGCCGAGCAGAGTCAAGGATGAATTCTTCGAAGCCTTGGACCGTATGTTTCAGCGCACTGAAAGCTTCGCGGGCCGTACCAGTCTCAAGCTGGCGCATGTGTTCGCGACCGAAAGTTTGAGCCAGGCTGCCGGACAGCAATATTCTGGTCATGGAATTGTTGTTGGCTGCGGACATACTTTTCTCCAGGCAATAAAAAACCGCCCGGAGGCGGTTTGCGTTGGCTGCTTCTATTTATAGGCAGTCAGTAACAGGTTTTTTCCAGCCATCAGTTCCAAATTTTGTTGCGGGGAAATAGGTGTCAGATGCACGCCGAAACTGCGGCCTCAATGGCGCCGCGTCCTGGCATTTTGGACCATGGCATACGCTGGTAAAGAGAGACCTTGCTACCAGCGCCCGACGCGGCAATATCAAGCACCTCATTGGTATTCATGTCGTCTTCAGCGACCACGCGGAACCCTTCCTCTGTTTCGAATGAGGAAATACCTCGCCTAGCATTCTGCCATTTAGGTACAACGCACTTCGCGTATTGCTGCGGGCTCTTGGTCGTCGAGTACACGCCGCTTGGCTTGTCATTCAAAAGGCTGTCAGTCGACGCGCACCCCACCAGCACAGCCACAGCCAAAGCGCCTACGAACAGTTTCATATCGTTCACTCCTTGAGTTTCGGCGACTGTAGCAGTGTGCATGCACACAGATACAGGGCCTAACCCTTGTAGGTGAGGATATGCGTCGTCCGCTCACGGTAGGCAGCACCATAAACTTCGCGGCAGCTCAGTCGGCTATATAGGTGATGCAGCAGGATGTCGCCATCCAGCCATATGGCCCCGTGACACGGTGTCGGGCTGCCGATCGCCATAAAGATGACGTCGCCATTACTTGGCGTGTCGACCTCAACGAACCCGGCCTTGGTGAAGTTCTCGACGTACAGGTTCTCGCCGCTGTGCCACCAATCATCCTTGCGGTAGAAATCCATCAGCGTGATACCACGCTCTTGGCGGTAGTAGTCGCGGATAAGGGTGTAACAGTCGATGACACCATGGACGAACACGCGACCTTCCAGCGGCATTTCGCCAGCGGCCGGCATTACGTGCCAGGTCGCAGCACCATCCTTCAGGCCAACGATCCACCAAGCCATGCGACCGACCGCATGACTGGCGATATCGTGCAGGCTCGGCTCGGGGCCGGCGTCCGGGTGCGAATGCACGACGGCAATGATGTCGCCCAGGTCTTCGGCGGCGACGTAGTCCTCTGGATGGAGGATGAAGTGATCCGGTTCTTCCGACTGATTGCGGCACGGCACATACGCCGGCTTTCCGCGCACGCTGACGATCAGGCCGACCGACTCACGTGGGTACTCGGCGCGGGCATGCTCTTCGGCGTCAGCCCGGCACTTATTGAATACTTCGCTCATGATCACAACCTCGGTACGCGGGCAATGCCCGGGAAGCCGCCGAAAGGAAGCTCACCATTTGCGCCAAAGCGTTTCTTGCAGCCCTTTATGGTCCGACTGCATTGGTCCTTGGCGGGATCGCTGGTTGGATTGTCGGCATAGTCGGCCACCGGGCCGCCACCATAGCCGCACTCCCCCGATCGGTACGCCCACAGGCAGGTGCCGGCTACCACTTGCCGACGCGGAAGCTTGACGCCCTGCAGGTCGAGCGGTGAGCCAAGTTCGAACTCGATCGCGGTCGGCGTTTCGTTGGCCTTGCGCGTAATGATCCAGGTTTCGACCGGGTACTCTTCGGCTGGGTTTGCAGTTGGGTTGCCTGCGGAGAAGTTCGCCGCGTCCAGATATTTCACCAGCGTGCGGCGGCGCTTGAGTTTCACTGCAAGCAGGTCTTCATACTGCCGACACAACGCTGAAATGTTCCCGCCGAAATTGCCGACCTGAAGCTTTGGTCTGGCCGGTGATCCCTGGCTGGGCGTGGCGAACTCGGCGGCATTGATTGGCCAAGGGGTGTACGTGTTGCCCTGCCATACGACGGAGCCCAACAGTTCGTTGGTTCCGGCGTGAAAGCGGATCGTTTGGCCGGGCAGCACCAACTCAAAGCCTTCCCATATCGTCAGGCCCTTCGCGAGCGAGAGCTGACCTTGAAGTTCGCTCATTCGAACACCTCATCAAAAGTCATGGACAGGCCGTCAACGCCCTTGGCGATGTTGGTACGGACCCACTCACGACAGACATACTTCCCTGTCGATTGGCCGGAGTGCGTGTAGTCGAAGGATTCAATTGCGCCTCGGGCCTTGAGAAAGGCATCGATGGCTTCGATCTCCGCCTTGAGCCGCTTGAAGGTCAGGGCGAGCTTGCGCGGCTGTCGGTTGATACCGGTTCCCTGCCGCTGCTCATATCCATCGCCGAACTTGATGACCTTGACCGTCGGGGTGACCGTCTTGGTGGCGTCGTAGGTCGGAACCCATGTGAATGTCGGCATGACGCCTCCTTAAGCTAGTTGCCCGCCGTTACGACGTTGCCGAGCGATTTCCTGCTGTGCGACAACCTTCATCGCCTCAGCCAGTTTCGCCGGATCTGGGATTGTGCTGGCACCGTTATCAGCCGCATCAATGTAGAAGGTCATGGTGATGGGTGTTGCGCTGCTTCCGCCGCGGATACCAAGGCGCCCTTGCGAGTCACGAGCCAGCGGAACAATTGCCTCTTCGCCAGCCTCGCCCATCACACCGGTTTTACCGTTGGCCATACCGAATGCCGTTGGCTTGCTGACGATACTGTTGGTGAAGGCGGCGCCATCGGCAAACATCTGCACGCCGCCGGACCAGGCCCCACCCTTCGCCTGAAAGTAGGTCGACGAGTAACCGGCCTGTGATGCTCCAAGGTTCGACGAAGTAGCTCCGACAGAGCCGGAGGCAAGACCATTGCCGCTACCGCCGAAATAGGCACCAGCCACATTGGCAGCCAGGCCGAACAGACCATTCAGCGCCGAGGAACTCGCCTGCCGCATTGCAATCTTTGCCATATCGGCGAGCACGGACTTGGCGAAGTCGGAAAACGACAGCTTGCCTGTCATGGTGAACTGCGTAATAGCGTCTTCCATGGAACTGAACGCATTGGTGAACAGGCTCTTCGTCTGCCCGGCCACGTCGCGCGTCGACTCGAGGTAGTTTTCCCAGGCCGACGATGCGCCAGCGCTCCAACTGCCTTGCGCATCGGTCATGTCGTCATAGTTGGCGACCACCGTGTTGCGCAGGTCCTGCTGGCTTTGCGCAACGGCTTTCAGCTTGGCGTTGTACTCGTCGAGGCTCATGCCGCGCGAGCCGTCACCATACTGGTTGGCCAGGTCGATGCGCTGGGCGTTGGCCTTGTCGTCGATGCCGTTCTGCTGCTCCGTCAGCGATCTCTGACGATCGCCCTGCCCAAGTCCAGAGGCCGCACGCAATCCCTGCTGGCGAAGTGTCTCGACCTGTTGCTGGAGAGCACTGGTGTACGTGCTGACCGCCAGTGTCTGCTTGCGCAGGCGCCCTTCTTCGTTGGTGGCGATGATCGACAGTTCGCTGTCGCTATCCTGCTGTGCCTTGACCATGGCGCTGCGGGCATCGGCGATCTTCTGATCGATCTGGATGACCTGCGCCGCGGTCGTGCCCTTTTTGGCCTTGGCCGCTTCGAGCGCGTCGATTTCTGACTGATAGCTCTGAGCGACTTCGGAAGCCTCCTGCTGCAGCAGACTGACGCGTTGCTCGGTGTAGCTGGCCTGAGAGATAACCCCAGCCCGCTGAGAGGCTTCGAGCTCCTTATCCGCGTTTTTGTAGTAGGCCAGGGTTTCGGCCAATACATTCTTCGCGTTGTTGAAGCTGGTCAGGTCGACGCTGCCGGCGGCAGCCTTCGGATCCTTGAATTTGTCGTTGAGGTTCGCCATGTTCTTGGCGACCGCGGCAGGATCGAGTCGGGAGTCGTTCGGGTTGACCTTCCGAATATCATCCAGGCTTTTCTTGTAGTCCTTGATCGCCTCGGCGCGCTTCTGTTCATTGGTCAGCGACGACTTGGTGAGAGCATCAACTTTCGACATCGCGGAAACAGCGTCTTGCTGAGCCTTAGCCGTGTCGGCGTCATACTTCGCAATGTCAGCGCTTGCGTCCCGCTTGTCCTTCAGGAAGCTCAGTTCATCCGTGATCGCCGTGATGCGGTCTTTCGCATCGCTATCCTCATAACCGGTACCGACTGTCGATTGCAGATAAGCCAGTTTTTGAGTGAGCTCAGCGACCCGCAACCGCTCATCTTGTTCACGCCCGACGTTCTTCAGCGCATCAAGAGTCTTCGCAGTTTCGCCACGGATAGCCGCCCAGGCTTTTTCAACAACCCCAAGGTTCTGCGTGATCTCCCCTGCTCGGCCTTTTACGGTCTCGGCATAGGTATCAGTGAGCAGCTTGGTCGCGCCGATCTCATCGCCCTGCTCTTTCAGAGCAACAATCTGCGAATAAACCGACGCGGTCAAAAAGTGATATTGCTCGTTGAGTGACTTGGCAGCAGCCACCGGATCTTCAGCAATTTTCACGAACTCGGCGATGGTTGCATCGACTGACTTGCCGGTGGCTTTCTCCATTGCCAGGGCAGCTTCGGAGATCTCGACGAAACTGCCACTGGCCAGCTTTCCATTGCCGGCCAAAGTCGCCAGCACTTCTGCGGCCGCGCCAGTTGTGCCTACCGTAGCACTGACCTGACGGGCCATCTCGGAAAGCTGCCCGGCACTGGTCCCGGCGAAGTTGCCGGTGAGCGTCAACGCCTTGTTGTACTCGCTCGCCTCTTTGGTTCCCTGGTAATAAGCGTTTGTGAGGACGGCGATACCGGCAGCGGCCAAGGCAAGCGGAGCGGCAATGGCGGCGAATCCAATCGCGGCGCTACCGGCACCTGCGCCCAACTGAGCGACGGCACGAACACCGCTACCCCAGTCACCAGACGAAAGCGCATTACCGAGTTGAACAACGTTTTCCTGCGCCTGACGGGTACCCAGCTTCAGCCGGTCGAAACCGGTGGCAGTTTTCTCCAGAGCCGCATAGTTGCCGTCGATCTTGCTAAGAGCAGAATTGTACTGGTCTTGGCTGATGCGGCCCGCGTCCAGGTGTTTGCCCAGTTGCTCGACCTGCGTATCCAGCTTCGCTATCGAAGCGCGGGCCGGATCGATTGCGCCGAGCAGGCTGTTCAGCGCCTTCTGTTCATCCAGCGTCGACTTTGCCAAAGCCACTTGCTGCTTATCGAGCTGCGCGGTGACTTTGGAGAATTCCGCTTCGCCATAAGCACCGGTCTTGGCGAGTTTCGCCAGACTCTCGCGCTGCTTGGCTAGCTCCTGCGTGGTGGTCGCGCCTTTCGACAGCGACTTCTCCAGCGCTTCCATCTCTTTCATCAGGCCGACGGCGGACTGCTCGGCGCGATCGCCAGCCTTGGTCAGCTTGTCGAGATCGGTCGCAGCCTGGGCAGCATCAGCCGAGTCGACCTTAATGCCGAGTTCTGCAATGTTCATCGACTCACCTTGAATAAGTGCCCGTCTTCACGGGCTGTTGTCGCGGGCTTCGGCCATGACTGCGATGGCTTCCGATTCCATTACGCGGATGTCCTGAAACACGCCGGGGCGATCCTTCGCCGGTACGCCGACGAGCCGCATCACATTTGGAAGGACGCCATAATCGAGACCGGTTGCGCCGCATGCGCCTGTACGCCACTGAGTCCACATCGAGTCCATGACGAGAAATGACTTCCAGTTGTCAGGCCAGACCTCGAAGGAGTCATCGACGTCCGACGGAGAAAGGCCAAACACTGAAAGAACGCCGGCCTCAGCGGTCGGCTCGTACAGTGCGCGCGCGGCATCGGTTAGTTTCCCAGGCGGGCCTTCCCAAACGCTTCGCTGTAGGCCTTAACCACCTCATCTGATACGCCGATGCAGCTCTTCACCAGCGCAGTGATTGACTCGTCGCAAAGCTCGTCGTCAAAGCCCCACGACACGACCAAGTCCTTGATTTGATCAGCGCCCTGCTCGACTTCGGCCGCGGTTACTTCGGAAAGGGAGGGCTGTGTACCCTTGAAGCGCTCGCCGATGGCCTCCGCCTTTTCCTTCCATGAGTCGAACAGCTCAGCCAGCGCCGTACGGTCGCGGTACTTGAACGTGAACGGCACCATTGCCGGCGTGCCGCCAACCTGCGGAATGGAAACATCAACGGTGAACGTCGGTTTCGGCGCGATGGAAAACTTTGCCATGAGGATTCCTTACGACAGGTAGCGGGTAGGTGCTGCTTGCAGCGCCAAGGAGACGGTGCGAGTCAGCAGGTTGTTGCGGGAGACCGCCGGCTGCAGAGAGAACGATGTGTAGGCGCCGTAATACAACTTGTCGGTACCTGGCAGATTCAGGCGAGCGGCTTGCATTGACTTCGCGGAATCGGCGGCCGTAACGACGGCTACATAGGGCAGAGACGGGTCATCGGCGACAGTCAGCACCATGCTGGCGGCGGATTTGTCGGTCGGGAGCTGGCGGCCTTGCTGGTCTTCAAGGAAGACGATGTCGGCGTAGTTCTGCTCGCCGCCGGAGAAGGCAACATCGGTGATCTGAGGGATTTGAGCCCAAGTCAGTACCTTCGTCAGCGTGCCCGCGCCGGAGCCGGCAGGGAAGATCTGAGTGCTGGTGGTGTCGATCGCTTCCAGGGTGGTCGCGGTCGCTGTCGCTGTCTTGACGCGGACCACTTTGCCGTTGAGGGGCGTCCAACCAGAAGCGATTTGCACGATGTCCCCGGTAACCAGGGTGGCGCCTACGGTGGTGCAAATAGCTTCGGAGGCGTTGGAGATGGCGGTGAACGAGAGCGGAGCGGCGTAGGTAGCGGCATGCTCGAACGTCGCACCATTCGGGAGTTTGTAGCCCATGGGGGTTTCCTCTTTGCAGAAATGACAAAACCCGCTCAATGGCGGGTTCTGGGTTTGCCCAACGGGCTAATTCAGATGGTGTCGGCTCGGTACAAGAACGAAACCGGCACTGTATAGGTGGTGTCGTCTGGAATGCCGGGGCCTGGATCAACCGGCGTCATCGTCATGACGGTCAGCGCACCCTTGGTGTTCCGCTCGTACAGCGGGAACAGCGCGGCGATCTGGTCCGCCAGCGCACCGGCCGCACCGCGGTACTTGCCCGACGGCGTCACGATGCTGACCTGAAACACGCCGGTGTACAGCTTGTGGTCGCCGCCTAGCGTGTTGCTTGCGGTATCGGCCGGCAGCGTGAAGGCCTTCAGATAGATGGCGCCGTCGACGGGCGTATAAGCCTCGTTCTCGACGACGACCTTCAGTGGTGCCGGCAAAGCCTTCGCCCAGGAGATCAGCTTGGCCTCGTATATCGAGGCGATGATGTTGTGGCTCATACCTGGTTGTTCCTGATGGCTTCATCGACGATCTGTTGAAAGCGAGCCAGGGTGATTCGAACCATGCCGCCTGGCGCCTGCTTCGAATGCCCATATTCCAATGGCACGCCGTAAGGAAGATTGTTCACGATGTAGGCCGTTTCGCCGATGCTCAATTGCTCGACCTGAAGCTTCAGCTTGGCGAGCGTGACATTGCCAGCTGGGTCGATCTGATCAATAACGCCATCAACTGGTGATCCGATAGAAAACTGCCAGTTCCCGCGAAAGCGCCCGCCCACGTAGTCCTTGCCGGCGACCAGTCCGTTCACGTTGAAGTTCTGGTCGCGCTCAGTCTTGGTCAGGGGCTTGGCGTATTTCACGCCGCGCTTTAGCTTGCCAGCCTTCGTGAAGTTGCTTTCGGTCAGGTTGATGACCGTATTGCGCACGGCCACCTTGAAGTCATACGCGTCAGCCGCCTCGGTGTTGGCTTGTCGATGTGCGACGTTGGCTGCCCAGATCTCGGGATTGCCCACCGGCGACATGCGAATGACGCTGCTGCCGATCTCAATCACGATCTCTCGGAACGTAGCGTCGATCCCAGCCTTGGCCTGCTCAGCAAACTGGCGGATGTTCTCGGCGAAGCTGCCATTGAGGCCCGAGTACTTGCTCATGATCGCACCTGCAGCTCGTACAGGATCGGCGTGCCGGCTGGGTTGATCTCTTTCAGTGGCGGGACGATTGACCAGGTGCGCCCTTGGACGATGACTTTGTTCAGCAGGTCAGGCGCCCACGCCAAACCCTGCGCCGCGATCTTGAGTTTCTTGTCGCCCTGCTTGATGAGGCTGTTGTTCTGGAATTCTTGGCCGGTGAAGTCGAGCAGGATGCCTTGGGCGGTCTGCTCGGTGATGGTGTCAGGCGGCGCGCTACCGGCGTCGGGGTCGTACTCGCCGACGGTGACTGCTCGAATGGTCACAGGCTGGCCGAACTCTGTGATCATATCCA